TTCTGTTAATGCCATTTAGGGACGTCCTCCGAACGTGACAGGTTTATGGCGTAGTTTAGAGACATGCTAACGGTCTAGTAGTTAATTAGTTTTATATGTTATAGCAGCCATCAGTCGAGTCCCCTCCGTATAACCTGCAGCAGAAACGTAATCAGCACTATTATTTGCAATATCTGCTCCCATTAAATACACCCAATTCGCATTATGTACACCGTAAGCACTCGTAGGAGTATTATTAGATTGACTACCGCCATTCCATGATTCAAAATAGCCAAGTGAGAAATTAAGACCTCTAGCGTTAACGTGGTTATAAATGGGAAATGGTAAACCTCCTAGAGCTGCAAAGTTTGAGCCAGCATCTATGTTTGAGGAGGCAAGTTGGCAATTAAAGGTTAAAAATACTAAATCTCCAATTTTTGTATAGAAACCATATTGATTAGCGTATGACTGGGTTGGAAACGTGCTACTTGCTCCATTAGTTACAAAAGTAGGAGTCCAAGTTCCTTTTTCAAAGTCGTCCAATAAGTTTGAACTAGGGTTGTTTCCAGAAGTTGCATAAGCACTAAAGTTAATACCTTTACCGCTTACTAATTTTAATCCATCTGTTGTAAAACTAGCTATATGTGTGATATTAGCCGATGTAGCTGTAGTATCACTATTCCGACCAATCATCAAGTCATTATTATTATCTCCATGTAAATTCCATCCTGTGTTAGCGTTTTGTTCTTCTAATATTAGACCACCTTCCCAACCATTACTATGAGATTTTATGTGAGTAGTACCTGTTGGTGCAGTTTCGTTGATACCTACGTTTCCAGTATCATGATCTATAACTAAATTATTAGAAGTATTA